CAAACAGCTATCAGACACATTGCTGCAAGATGAGAGCAAAGTGCTAACTGTGGCTGATTCAGCTGAGCCTAAGTCTATAGACGAGATTAGAAGCTACGGAGTTAATATAGTTGGAAGCAAGAAGGGGAAAGACTCAGTTCGTCAGGGGATACAGCTTGTGCAGGATCAGCAGATCTCTGTGACCAAGAGGTCAGTTAACATAATTAAGGAATACCGTAACTACCTGTGGAAGACTGATAGAGACGGGAAGGTTATAAACGAGCCTGAACACATGTTCTCACACAGTATGGACGCAATTAGATATGGGCTAGGTTCTTTAGTAGAGGCTGACAGAGCAGGGAAGCCTAACCCTGCAAGCTACCAAATAGCAGCAGCTGACTACATCCAGGAAAACAAGCCTATTAACCCAATAACCCACGAAGGCACAGAGTACGAGAAGACATTAGGGTATAAAGGTCAAGCTGAAAGTTACATCAATATGTAGTGGTGAGTCTTTACGCACCCGACCAAATGTTGATACAATATAGGTGTTATAACATTACAATATGGACAAAAGCCTAGATACACCTTTGAATTTGGACGTAAAGAGCGGCGACGATAACCAGGCGGTTACTGATTATTTGAAGATGATTGAGACGAATAATTCCGCTAAAGCAACTCAAATATCGGAAGATGACATGATTAGGGCTTTGTTGAAAGCTAATTTCGAGATTTCCAGCCCGGATGGAGCACAAAAGTTAAATTCACAGCGTTTATACCAAGCCATGTGGAGGACTCATTCTAAAATGAAGCCACATGATTTTATGATACATGGATCAGGAAGACAGATGTATCACGAAAATATAGTTACATCAGGAGTTTCTACAGTTATGGACAGAGGTGGATATGACTCTGCTTTAAGAGACAAAAACGGACTATTCTGGAACTTGTTATTAGTAGGTGATGCGTTCCTTCAGATAGGAGTGAACCCCAACAAAAAATCATTTGCACCGCTTTTATACACTCCAGTTAGTCGATCGAATGTTTACATGGACTCATTTGCTACAGGTATCCGTAATAGAGGATTAGCAGGTAGTGCATATAGAGCTTGTGCTATATTCAGTTATTCTTGGAACCAAGCTACGTCTGAGAGTATGTATCCAGAGCTTGCGAAGATTGGTGGGCCAGGAAAGATACCAAGATACGAAGGCCAGTGGAAAGATGAGAATAGGAACTGGGAACAGCAGATAGGGCTAGAGGACGAGGTAGAGATATGTTATGCGTACGACATTAACAAAAAGAACTTCACGGTATTTGCAGGGCAGGCCTGTACTGTACTAGAAGAATTTAATGGTAAAGACTATCCATTTGTGAAGAATGGGGATCCATATATTCCGCTTCCACAGTTTATTTGTGTACCAAGTTCAGAGGGGGCTTATAACTATGGAATAGGGCATTTGTTATTTAAGTTGGCAATAGTGAGTTCAAGACTTCTAAACATGGAGTTAACACATGCTAACAACAACACCCTTCCGATCACGCTATTAAATACTCCGAAGGGAGAAGCAGATACATTTTTCGCTAAGTTGAAGATGGCAGACAAGATGAGGGCAGCAGGAAAAACGCCTTTTGTTGCAATGGAATACGACCCAAACAACCCTGGATCAAACGCAGTTCAGTCACAAACACTACTTTCACAGAACTTAACAAACGAATGGCAGCTTATCTATAACACGCTTATAGATGAGATTCAGATGCTAGGAATTAACATAAAAGAGCTTATTGGCGGAGGGCAAACAACGGCTACTGAATTATTGCTAGACGAAAAGAACGCTGACACATGGTTGCAGGGAGTTAGTGAGGTCAACGCTAGTACCGCTCAGGATGTTGTAGAGATTACAATGGATGCAATTACCCAATACATTCCTAAAACGTCTAAGAAGCCGCTTAATTTGACGAATACAGTGATGTATAAGGGCACAGACGTTCGTCCAGATAACATAACACTAGGAATGGTGTCAAAAGAGCTAAGAGAACATAATTATTTTGTAGAAATAGATTCAAAGAGTGGAAAGATCCCTTCAGACACAATGCTAAAGGCTAAGATGATGCAAGTTATGCCACTACTAGCACCAGGATCAAGGGCTCAAGCTGACTTGATAAAGAGATTCGTAAGTGCAGATGACCTAGACATATCATTTGAGAGTATACAGGCCCCACAGCCAGCACCAGGAGGGACAGAAGGAGGAGCTCAGATCCCACAAGAGGGGGGAAGAGAACAGTTGATACAGAACAAAATGGCTAACTTACCAGTTCTATGACAACTTTAAATAAGTTACTTGAAAACAAGACACAGGATAGAGAGGTCTATCCATGTGAAAAAGTATTAGGAGACCTAAGCAAGGTCTATCATATAGCTGATTTGTACACAGCGAATGCAGACTTACTTGAGTTAATAGCTATGAACGAGCTGTTAGAGTATTGTTCTGGAGAAACGTTTACCCCTGGAGAGCTTAAGGCGTTCAAAGAGGGTCTTGGAAAGATGGGGGCGTTCATGAGTAAGTGTGCAGAGGACAGAGATAGGATAGAGGCATTGAAGGCTGCTGGGAGGCCTGTTTATCAGACATCCCAATAGCTTTTAACGAGCTATCGTTACTTAATACTTAAAATCGTCTTATGGATGAGCAGGAAAACACTGCGGATGCTGAGCTAAATTTAGCCACTGAAGCGGATGAGGTTGCTGACACCGAAGCAACTGACACCAATGACCAGGAAACTGAGTCAGCGGATGAGCAGGAGCAGGACACCCTTGATCTTGAAGATTCAAGTGTGGACACTCAAGGAAAAGGGAAGGCTGAACTTGCTAAAGAGAAGTTGGTCGATGACTGGGCTAAGAAAGTTAAAGGAGACGTTAAGTCTCTGGATGACATTCCAAAGGACCAGGCATGGCTAAGACCTCTGGTAGAAGCTAAGTTGGGCGTTAAGGTATCAGAAGATGACCTTATTGACAGGAAACTCAACGAGAGGGAGGATGCTAAAAGGTATCAATCCACTGTAGAAGAGTTGAAGTCAATGGAACTAACTTCTGAGCAGAAGTCTAAGATCGAGTCAAAGTACAAACTTTACCGATCTAAAAACATGACTCAATTGGAAGCTCTTAGTGAGGCGATGGAATTCGCAGGAGTAGATCCAGTAGAGGCAGCCTTAGACGCTAGAAGACACGCAGCTAGGATGAGAGTTCCTGGCACTTATACCAAGGGCAAGGCAGACCTAGCAGCCGTAGAGGCTAGCAAGGGGTTTGGAGAGGTTGTTAAGGGGGATCCTGATCAAGCATGGGAATACCTAAGAAAACAACTCTAGCAGCTTTATAAGAGTAAAAGTGATGGATAATATATCCTAATTTTTACTATTATGGCAGTTAATGTACACTCAGCGTTAGCACCAGTAAACTTTATGCCTAAAGTTCAAATGTTTTTGAGCAAAAGGCTAGTAGGTAAAGAAATTTGCCGAACAGAGTTTAAATCTAACCTGAAATCAGGACAGGCTATTGATTGGCCTTACATCACTCGTGGACGTGTTCAAACCTATACCCCTGGTACAGATTTGACTATGGATCCAAACACAGCTACTTCAGACACAATGTTAATCAATCAGTCTAAAGCAGCTACTTTCGTCCTAGATCCAAATCAGCAAGCACAAGCTGAGGACAAAACTATCAGTGCGCAACTTGCTAATGAGCAAGCGTATGTAATGGCTAATGATATTGATCAAGCTGTACTAAAAGAAGGAGCTGATTACGCAGCTTCAACAATCGCAGGAGGAGTTCTTTCAGCTACTACTCTTTACTCTCAAATGACAATTGCTACAGCTACTCTACAGAGAGCTAATGCAAATGACGGAGAGATGTTTGCTGCACTAGACCCAGAAACATGTGCATTACTTGCACAAGTTGAGGTTGCAAATGGATTCAACATGGCTGATTCAGCTCTTAAAAACGGATTCGTTGGTAAATCACACGCAGGATTCTACGTATACAGCTCAAACAACCTTCCAACTACTGTAAGCCTAGGCTTGGCTACAATCCCAACTGCAGGAGATACTTTTACTCTAGCAGGCGTTACATGGGAATTTGTTGCTAGTGGAGCAGCAGCAGCGGCAGGAGAGATTTCAATCGGAGCAAACGTTGCAGCAGCTCAAGCTAACTTTATCCTTGCGGTAAACGGAACTGGAACACCAGCAGCAGCGACTTATATCGAGATTTCAGTAGTGAACCGAAGAAAGTATCAGCAAGCAGGAATTGCAGCTGCGGCTTTCGCTACAGACGTTTCAGTGATTACTGGATTCGGAAAATTAGCATGTTCAGAGACTCTTACAGATGCTACAGACGGATTCACAGCAGAAACTGGATCAATGCTATTTGGAACAAAGAAAGCAATTTCACTTGGAATGCAGATCGAGCCTACTATGGCTTCTGCACCATCACCACTTAGACCTATGGAAACTAACTACGCTATCCATGATCTATATGGTAAGAAAGTATTCCACAGAGATGCGGATAGACTTGTTAAGATGACACGTACTGTTACAGCAGCTACTGTCTAAACTTAATCCTTTTGAAGGGGAGTGGGGTC